GCGGTTAATTCGGTATTGTTTGTAAGTACCAAAGAAACTCTTGATGCTGTAAATAATGTTAATGCATCAGCAAACAACGGAACCATTACATCTGGGTCAGCATTATTTACAACATAATAATAATTAAATGGAATTTGATTTGAGAGAATATAATTATCCATTAATGCCCAAACGTCCCACATATTTGGTGCGATATAGGCTATTTGTCCAAAGTCAGGTGGTAATTGATATGTATAAACATAGTCAGGTGTAATGCTTTGAGTGATAGGTGTTGTTTCAGTGCGATATTTAAGCGCCCAATAGAATGATGCAAGCTGTAATACTTGTGGAAGTAAAAAGCCCAGCTTTGCTTCGATAAATGGCGCGTCTTGACTGTCGTTTACATTTGTAACTGGAGGTCGTCCAATATTAGTAAGCACCATGTTAACTAAATCTAACTGTGATAATAACGACATCTTTCCTCCAAACAAAAAAAGGGCAGAGACCGAAGTCGCTACCCTTTCTTGTTAGCGATACATTAAACCGTGTCAGGTAACACAATATAATTCATTGTGTTAGCGCCTGGGTCGCCACTGCATAGAACTACAGCAGAGCCAGAACCAGCGGTTACTTTTTCAACACTCACGGCATTAGCAGAAGTTTGGAATTGGGCTAATACGATGCTTGTAGAGCTAATGTTTGCATCAGTGATAGTTACTGAAGCAGAACCACCAGCACCGGTGGAGCGATTAAAATATATTCCTAAGGCAGCCAAAAATGTTGCCGCAGTAGAAGTAGCAATCAATGTTCTCGCTAATGCTGTAATAGCAGTTACCGCATAAACATCAGGGGCAGTTGTATAAAGCATTTCATTAGCAATCGTAGTTAAACCACCGATGGATGATAGCGCAGCATTTCCAATCACGCTCCATACCACCAATGAGCCGCCGCTTGTTGATGTCACTAAAAACATCTGTGTAGTTGGTGTGCCATCATCGTCATAACTAATGGTCATAACATCGCCAACGCTCAAAACGCCAGGCGTACCATCAACTGTAGTTACTTTATCAGCGACATAACCAGCAGTTGTAATTGCTGCTAAATCATCATCTGTGCTTGCAACCCAGAGCTGTGGAGCAGTACCACCAAGACCACCAGTAACCTGACCTAATGTTAAAAAATCGCTCATGTGATTGCTCCTTAGGAATTAGCAACGTAAGGATTTGCGCAAGTTAAAAGCGCAATACCGCGTGTTTGAATAATGTTACAGCCAGATGTCATCGTGCTTACGAGTTCATACCTGTCCTCTTGTTGCACCCATGTAATCGTGGTTTGAGGGTCTCTGTTAAATGTCTGTACCATCGCCTCTTTATGAACTAAAGGAACGAGATAAGTATTTACATCGCCGCTGGTTGTAAACGGAATTGAGTTAATACCAGCAGAGCCAAGCGTTCTAAAATCAACGCCTAAGTATTCTTGTATTCTATTGTTTGTTAATGGACGAACATCATTGAAGAATATATTCGTTACATTTTGGTCACTGAATAATGAATTCTTTAATGGTGCTGGCATCCATAATTTACAGGTTTCATCGTAAACATCGACACCTTGGTCTTCTAATTCAGCTAAAGCATTGGTTACTTTTGCTTGACTTAAGCCGGTAGTAGGACCGATATCTACTGGAACAGTATAAATTTCACTGAATAATGGAGAAGTGAAAATTGCTTGAATCTTGATGTAATCCAACATACGCGCAATTGCTAGGGCGTGCTGTTTTGCATGGTCAACAATTTTGTCGTATGCAAACAAAGTTTTATAACCACCACCAATTACAGTTTTAACCTTATAATCGTATGGCGTAATGATTACGTTAGTATCAATTACTGGTGTAACTGGAATGTTTGTAGGCGCAAATGAGGTTTGTGACATCTCAATTTGACTTGAAACTGGTACGTTCATCGCATCACCGGTTGTGCCGTGACGTTCTTCGATGGTTCCCATTAAATACTGGTGATTTTGATAGCGGATAGTTACTTGAGTATCAAATAACTGACTCGCTGTGTTGAAATCTATTTGTGGCGTAGACATGCAGATAACTCCTGACGAGAGGCCAATAAAAAATTACTTCTATTGAGCATCTGAGAGTTATCGCTATGAGCGGCTCACAATGTTCTGACAAAGTGAAACGTTATCCTTTCGGGCGTTTCACTTCATGAGAATAAAATAGGAAAGGTTTTTTTAAATGTCAAGAGTCTGACTTTTTGTTTTGAGCGACATACTGAGCGGTACGTTTAATGTAGCGATTCTGCAAATCTACATCGTTAGGCTTAGCTGCTGCTTCTCGGCCTAATTCTAATAATTCAGAATGAGTGATTTTAGTGTACACATCAGGTGGTGTGCCATGATTAGGAACATGATTATTCAGTGTACGTTCACGATGCTGAAATGCCTCTAATCGTAACTGTTCATTAAGCATTACCTTTTCTAGCATCTCTGCGCGAACTAGCGGAGGATAGTGTTTGTCTACGTAATCTTTTAAAACATTAACTTTGTCTTCACCTAAGTCATCTCGAAGTTTTTTAATCTTGCCAATATGCTGCTCTTTTTCGTCAGAACGTTTTTTAATAAGCTGATTAAATTGATCTTGTGTTAATGCAGCAGATTTGGCCTCATCTCTAAGTGATGATAAATCGCTATCACTAAGCGAATGATTAGCGAGCACGCTATAATCTTCAGGAGTTCTGAATTTATCTTCAAGCTGCTTCTTTTCTGCCGCTGTTTTGGTATAGGTTTGTTCGAGTTGGGTGTATCCATTTTCTAAATCCTCAATCTTTTTAAATTTACCGAGATATAAAGTTTCTGTGGTGGCCGTATTACCGGTATCTTGGGTATTAATTACATCACTCATCGGGTAACTCCTGTGCTAAAAGCTCTCTAACTCTATCTAAGACAAAAATAATATCACATACAAACGAGCGTCGGCCTGCGTCAAACGCAAGCGATTGTGCATTTAAATCTTTCTCGGTAGCTTCTATTAATGCTCGTGAAATATTCTCATCCACCATCATTTTAGCTAATTCACAACCTTGGTCGGAATAACCAAAAACTAGCGTTACGAGATATTCTTTGCGATTAATAATGCCACGGCGAGCTAATTCATCTAGCTTGCTCAAAACATTACTCCTTCAGCTTGTGGTAATTGAACAGGGGCAGCACTTGTTGCGGGTTGAGGTAAAGCAGCGTTCGCCGCTTGTTGATGCATAGCAGCAAGAAACTCATTCAACTCTTCTTTTGTCTTAAATAATTCAGGTGGTAAATTTAACTTATCTGTTAGGAATTCATTTACTTTATCTAAATTAACAGTCATCAATGCCGTTCCTTCACCAAAGAATTGTTGTTTGAATTGTAAATCTTGCGCGAGCCGTTGGATATCTTCTTGGTTCTGCAAATCAAACAAAGGTGATTGATATTTAAACGCCATCATCTTTGGGTGGAAATTGGGAACATTTTTGCGATTAGAAACAAGCAAGTTTCGCTCATTTAAAATCATCGCTGATACTTGATAAATCTTAGCAGGGCATTCGTTAATAATTCGTGACATATCTGTTTTTGAGGTGCGTTGCGCTCTATTTTCGCGTGCAGCTACCTCAGTCGCAGAACGAACAGGTGATTCAATTTCCCCTAGTGGGTCGACTTGAAAGCCAATTCTAATTTGGTCGCGTAAGTCTTGAATATCTTTTAAGACAGATACGTAATCAGGAACCTGTAATGCTTCAACGGGATTGCGTCCACTGTTAGGGGTTCTAGCAATCATAGCGCCCGCCCATGTTTTAATGTTATTTGGATTTATAAAGGCGTTGGAGTCATAAAATAACGCTGGGCGTGCTTTCAAATCTAAACTTTTAATACGATTTTCAGCAGTTCTGTTTAAATCATTAATTTGTGGTAATAAATCGATACCAGGACCACGACCTTCTGCCTCGCCAGGTCTTACTTTATCGCGATACACAATAAGTTGCTGATAAGGTTTTGTATGCTCAAATAAGGGATGGTATGGATCATCCTCTAAAATAGCATACTGATAATATTCCATTTCTCCCAAGCAAAGCTGGCCATAATAGACCATATAAAGCTCTTCTGGTTGCGCTTCTAGTGCTTGTCGACATGCTCCACGATATTCTGGAAAGTCTTTTAATACGGTTCGGCCAGATATTTTTGTGCAATACCATGCATTTTTTACAGAATCTTCCGAGGTATATTCAATCATTAATGACACAGCAGAGATAGGCGTAAAGCAGAGTGGTTCATAATCTGATTTAGATTCAACCCAAATTGCTGCTGTGCCGCCCACTAAATCTAAATTTGAAGAACCGATAGCGCGAGAAAGGTTGGATTGATTAATGTAAAACATGATACGTTCGTTGATATCTTCAACAAATTGCTTTGCGCCTTCACTATTAATCATTTCTTCTTTCATGTAGTGCTTATCAAACACTAATCGTCCCCATCGTCTATCTTGTGGGATAAGCAAACCATGTAAATCATTTGCGCGTTGCACTGCTGCCATTACGGCAGTTGAATCCCAGATTTGATTTGTTAATGGGAT